AACAATATAGGAACTACCCGTATATTAATGTTTTTTTATACAAAATTGAGTATATATTTTGCGGCAACATAAGATATTGTAGAAATTTTCAATTTCCTATTCAGTTTTGGAAAGATCACTGAATGTTGCTACTTTTTCTAAGTAAGTAATCATAGTACCTTCAAACTCTATTCTACCAAGATGAGATAGTTTAATTGTTGGATCAACCCAAACTTTTCCACCAATATCTTGCCAGTATCTACAGAACCCATAATCTTCAGATAAAAATCTATTTAGATGAGGGTCAATATAAGAATTAAAAAATGCGTATGTCAATTTTCTTTCTTCTTCATTTAATGAACCGGTGTCATCGTTATATTTTAAGTTAGGATATTTTTCTATAAGCTTCGCAAAAGCTTCTCTTTTAATAAGCATAAATCCAGTTCCGGCATCAAAGATTTCTAAAGCGCCATTAATAATGCTCAATTTATTATCTTCTTTTTTTCTTATTGGATTCACTACAAATCTAACGCTATTTTCAAGCAATTTTTTAGGCTCAATACCGTTATTAACATTTTCTTTTACTGCCTCCCAATTAATTGATTTAATTGGATAAGCAGCAGTAATAATTTCTTGATCATGCCATAACAATTTAATAATATCTTCTGGTTGAAAAGCAATATCTGCATCAATAAACATCATATGAGTTAACTGATTTTGTGCAAGAAATTTTGCAGACATATTATTTCTTGCTCTGTTAATTAAAGAATCAGTAATAGTAGCAACAGCAAACTTAATTCCATGATCTCTAAAATACATAACTGTTTTAATAAGCGACATCATAGTTGGCTCGCTTATTTGCCGATCATAACAGGGTATAGCAAATAGCACATTCCATTTTTTCATTTGTTCTTGATTTATTTCTATTGATAATGGTTTTTGATTAATTGTCATAAAAAACAGTATACTATAAAAAATGGGCTGAGTTGCCCCAGCCCACTTTTATTTTGTAATTATAAAAATTATTTTTTAACAATAGTTTTAATTTTCTTAACTTCTTTAGATTGAGAAGCATTTTTATTCGCTTTTTTTGCGTTCTCAATTTCTGTTGCATTTTCGGATAATACCCTAAAATACAAAGTTGAATTGTTTTTGTCAAAGTGAATTTGCACATTCAAATTGAGCTTTTTAGCTTGAGCCCTAATTCTCTGCTGCATTGAATTATATTTGTTACCAAATTCAATATTGCTGATTGAATAGGGTTTACCATTTTTGCTTGACAAGAGCAATGTTTCAATAATGTTTCTTAACTCTTCAGATGTCCGGCCTGAACGAGAAATTACTGGGAAATTATTGGCTTCTTTAATTTGCATTTTCTTCTCCTATAGTTGGTTTTGTTATTTAGCCATTTAGGCTTGAGTAGAATCTTAACAGCATGATTAACTATCCACTACACTTTTAATAAAAAATTTTTTAATTTTTTAAAGGAGATAACAAAGCCTTCTCTAATTGAGCCGACAATATTGCATTTTGAATAGTAAGATCAGTTATCTTTTCCGACAGTTTTCTTATTATAACATTGGCATCAATTAAATTTGTATCTTTTACAAATTCTGCATCCATAATCCCTCCTCTTCTGATTGTATCTTTGTTTCTGAGAATCCGGGCACAAATTCTCTCAAATTATGATCATATTTGTTTACTGATTTAAATTCATCCATTTCATAATCTATATTAGAATCATTGCCTAAAATTTCAATTTCAACTTCTGTTTCTATTGCCATATTTTCTATAGCATTAAATACAGAGCCAGCTAGGGCATCAGCTAAATCTTTAGAACCAGAACTTGGGTGATCAATTTTATTGTTTGAAAACAATCTTAATTTTAACAATTCATCTTCCACCAATATTGAGTTCCAATAACCTCTCAAACGAGTATCGTATATTGATGTCATTAATGTATCATAATCAGTTTTTTTTACTGAATGAAAATCAGCATTTATGCCTTGAGCCCTCAAGCTTTGAATCATTTCTATTGATTGCCATCTGTCAAATGTAACTTTAGCAACATCAAATTTTTTACAAAGGTCAACAATTAGCTGCCTTACTGAAGCAAAATTAATTTCTTCTCCGGGTGCTGCTTTCCAAGAATGCACTAAATCAACATTAATTATTGGGAGAGTTTCTACTCCGATTGATGTAGTAATTTCTTTAAAACCAGAGCAATGAGACATGCACAATGCAGTTCTATCTCTTTTAAAACCTAAATCTATATGAATAAAACGCCTATGGCCATCTGTACTGTTAAACCATTTATGGAATCTACCCTCTTCATCAATTGGATCATCTGCATACATAAAAGCTTTTCTTACTTTATCTTCATCTCTAAAATAAGCATCTTCCATAGTTGGTGGTTCACATTCAAACCTAGACGCAGCTTCAATTGGGTTTCTAATATATTCTGATTCTAATTGTTCTCTTTTAATTGTAGGATTAACTTCCCAAGTTGCGGCTTTTATTGACCAAGTTTTAGGTTCTTTTTTTTCTCTAGAATTAAAATATCTTTGTTGAATAAAATCACCTTTATACCTGGGAAAGGATAGCAATATAACTTTACCCATTTCTGGAAACCGAGACATAACTGATAGTTTACTCATATTATAAATTGCAGATGCAGAGCCCTTTGATCTTAATTCACCTTTTAATTCACTATCTGTTTTAAATGCCGATATTTCATCTAATATTACCGTTAATACTTCATACCCTTCCCAACCTTCACTTTCAGAGTGGCCTGAAAACAATCTTACCGGCCGCGAAAAGAAAAATATTTCTGATACTCTAGGTTCAAATCCAACATTATTAAAATATGGAGATGATAGCAATAAATTTTTTAATGGTTCAAAAAATACTCTTTGAGCTTGCTGCGCATTTACTGCTAGATTCAAAAGGTCTATATAAACACCATGAGCTTTACCAAAATAACCAAGGGGGTCTCTCAAACAATGTAGTAAATAAACAGTATATGCCATTGATATGCGAGCACAATGATCTTTACCGGACCCTTTGCCAAGCATACAAATAACTTCATTGTCGGTATATTTATCATAATAATCAGAACCTTCTTTTTCACCATAAATTTTTTGTAAGGTTGTTTTTTTCAAAATCTGGGTGCTATGCTTGACTATCTCAAGTTGTATATCTGATAAAGGAGGTAGTCCTAAAAAATGTTTATCTTGAACAAAAGTAGTAATATCTACAGGATTCTCCATAAGTTCATCTTGTCTAAGCAATCTATCAAAATCATTAAATTCCAAGTTAACACCAAGAAAATCAGACATTATCTAAACCCCTTCCGTCATCGCAAAACAACGGTCTCAAATTATGGCCAAAATCCAACCTAAATGCCAAAAATAGGGTTCTCAAATTATGATCAATTTTAGCCCTAAATGTCAAAAATAGCGTTCTCAAATTATGATCCTTCTTGGACAACATCCATGTGCTTTCCTGTCATAATTTCAAAAGCGATTTCCAATTCTTTCCTCACTTCTTCAGCAATAGCAGGATGTTTTGATATAACATCTCTCAATATTTTTGATAAAATTTGATTAACATTTTCTGCTTTTTGCATTCTGGCAATATATTCGCCATCAGTTTGGTTTCCGCCCATCAGCTTGTGTAGCTGAGCTTTCTTAGTTGCCAATTCTCCAGCCAGTTTAATTGCCTGAATACGGGCAGCTACCATGCCATTGTCTGTAGCAATATTTATTGTTTCCCAAGCTTCCTTGCTTAGTTCATCAAATTCAGTTAAAGCTTTTATTGTATTAAATTGAACTTTTTCTAAAAAAAATGGATCTTCATCAATCATTTGATTTAGAATTAATTTATATTCTTCTATATAATCTTTTACTTCGTTAATTGACAAGCCCATCAAAGAAGCAATCTCCCTCATTGAATAACCTTTTACATGCAAAACTCCAACTTTTTCTACATCTTGAATTTTACTTATCAAGCTTTTTTGCTTTACATGCTCTATGTCTGACATTTAAAAATTAACATCCTTGGTTATATCTTATCACACAAACTACAGTTTTGTTGATTAAGGCACTATTCATCAACTGAAAATGCTATTTTTTTACCAGCAGATTCAGCAGCATCTCTCAACCTTGGCAGAGGCAGACCATGAACTTTTGTATACTCAACACGATAATTAAACCACCCCTCAACTGCCTTCCACATTCTGTCATCAGTGTTTTCAGCCAATTCTTCCAATTCCTCTTTGGATAGAAGATAACTAAGGACCCCTAATGGCATATAAACAACTACATCGTAATTAGAGTCTTTATTTTTAGAATATTTATTTAAAATTGATTGAAAATTTTCAACCATTTTCCTTACCGGCTCACCAGAGAAAAAATCAACATTGCCATAAATGTTTCTTTCTCTTGGACAAACATCATCTACACCAACAAAAGCTCCGTAGCTTCTGCAAACAAGGGGTCTGTATTTATAGATCGTGCATCCATTTTTATAGAATGCACACTTTCTTTCTGTTTTACCGCCAAATTCCCAATTTGGATCATTCATTGCCTCTTTTAAGGAATCAACAACTGATTTAAACCACTCGTCAGCATATTCTTTACCCTTGTCTTCTAAGTATAAATAAAATTGCTGCGTAATATTGTAGGCTATACTGGCACATTCGGTCATATGTATTGTTAAACCAATTGTGCAGCAATGCCCAGACCCCAGGCATTTGTATTTTGTTTTATTCTGGCTTGCTTCTATAATCCTTGCATTATTATAAACCATATCAAGTTCAGCAAAAATTGCTAAATCACCGGGAGACACTTGCCTTTGCATTTACAACCCCATGCCTTTCTTTTTCATCTGCATCATTTTCCGTCTATCTCTTTTCATTTGCTCAGCTTTCCGTTGCATCGGGGATTTTGGTTTTTTAGATGTTGAAGATAAATTTCTTCCCTTACCTCTAAATTTAAGCAAATCGTATTTACTGCACCAATTGTAAAGACCCTGTGGGGTAATTTCTATATTATAAGTTTGCTTAAGTATCTTCACTATATCAGTCAAATTCATGCGCTTTTTAACATAATGTTCGTAAAGCCAACTTTTATCTTTGTAAGGTTCAAGAGACATGTTCTTTTGCCATCAAATAATACCACAATCCAATACCGATTGCATCAACAATATCGTCATCTTTTAAATTATCTTCAGAAATTTTAAAATATTTAATAATAATATCTCTAACGCGATTTTTTCTTTCTTTCTTTTTTTTAGATTCAGTGTCAAATATAGATTTATCTGATTTAGAAATATTTTTATACCCTATACCTCTTTTCCAAATCATCGGATTAATATCTGTAACTTTAAAACAATATGTTTGAACAATACCCCAGGTATATCCAATTATATAAGAAATAATTCTACTTGTTTGAAAATTTTGAATATAAACTGATTGTTCAATAATACATATTGTAGGGTTATATTGTTTACAAATTTTTTTAATACCGCTATTAATTTCATTAAATTTTACAGCAATGTCATTTGTTTTTGTAAATTTAATTTTACCGCAGTCAACCAAATTAAGATTTTTATTAAACTCAATTACGGCCCAGCCAAGAGAATGAGAGGATGGATCTATTGATAAAATAATTTTATCGTTATTGATGATATTTTTTAGATTCATTCCATTCCATCTCTAACTTTTTTTTCATCCCAACCCCACCCGACTAGTCTTTTTACATACCTTTCTCTTTTGCAATTTTCACATATATCTTCTTTATTATATTTAGACAACACTGTAGTACAAGTTTTTGTTTTGCAAATTCTTTTTTTATTTTTATTGCGTTTTTTTTCGTAGTAATTTTCTAATAATTTTTTATTAGTTACGATTTTTCGGCACTCAGCGCAGCAATATATGCTGTTGTAGGATCTTGCAGTAAATTTTTTACCGCAATCTAAATTTTTGCATATTTGCTTTTCTTGTTTATCATTCTTCAACACCTTCTCCCCAACACAAAGCAGACAAATTACAATCAGAACAATGTTTAGAGGTTCTCTTGTAAGGCCTGTCAGGGATACTACCGTTTATGTAGTTCCCATAAATCTCTCTATATTTTTTAAACAATTTGTCTATAAAAGGTTGATCTTTTTCTATATAAATTGGCAAAATTTCTTGATTATTTTTACATTCATAAATTACAAAACCGCTGTCTAGGTTAAGACATTCCATATATATTTGAGCCTGACGATAGTGTTCATCTTTTGGTTTATTATAAAGCTTC